CTGGAGCTGCCCTTAGTGGCGGTATCTTTGGCGGCCCAGAAGGTGCCGGTGGCGCACTCCTGGGTGGCGTCCTAGGCGGTGTACCCGGTGCATTTGCCGGTGCAGCTGCGGGCGCTCAGGTTTCAATGGCGCGCCCAAGCGTTGGAGGGGCTGCTGACTACGCAGCTCAAATCGGCAAGCTCAAGATTGCCCTCGAAGGTGTTGCAGGCTCTCAGGAGGATTACCAGCGTGCGTTGCGGTCAGCGGCTGATGTGACGCAGCGACTGAACGTTCCGCAGGAAACAGCAGTTGCGGGCATGACTCGCCTTACCGCTGCTGTTAAGGGTGCTGGCGGCGAAGTTGATGACGCTTCCCTCGTCTTCAAAAACGTCACGGCCGCCATCAAGGCAACAGGCGGCGGTGCGCAGGACGTCCAAAGCGCTATCACCGCGATGGTCCAGGTCTTCTCGAAAGGCAAGGTCAGCGCAGAAGAACTGAGCGGTCAGTTGGGTGAGCGCTTGCCTGGTGCAGTGACTATGTTTGCCAAGGCAAACGATATGACGCTTCCTGAGCTTCAAAAGGCTCTGAAAGCCGGAACAGTTGGCCTCAATGAGTTGATGAACTTCATTGAGGAACTTGGAGTTAAGTACGGCAAAACTGCTAATGACATCGCCAAGAGCAACGAGGAAGCCGGTGCTCGACTCAGCGTCGCCTTGAAAGCACTGCAGCTTGAAGTTGGACAGTCCCTTCTCCCTATAGGTGCTCAGCTTCAGGATGCGTTTGCTGAGTTCATAAAGAACGTCACCCCTTCTCTGGTCAAGGCTGTAGAGAACCTGGGCAAAGGAATCAAGTTCCTCATTGAAAACGCCAGCAATATCAAGACAATTGCTGAATTTGCTGCAACTTTTGCGCTGGTAAACCTGGCGACCAAGGCATTTATTGCGATGAATGGTCCGCTGCAGACGGCATTCCTTGCGATCCAGGCTGGGTTTGGGGCCACCTCTCAGCAGGCAATTGTCGCTCAGATGAAGATTTCTGCAGCCGCTGCTTCGCTCAAGGCATTTGCGCTGGCTGCTGCTGCGCCCATCGGCATCACCATCGTCCTGTTTGGCCTACAAAAACTCATCCAAGCGCGGATGGAATTGGCACGCCTTAAGCAGCAGGCAGGGGCAGGAGCCAAGGAAGTCTTCGCAGGAGCCACTCGGGAAACTGTTGTATCGGCTCAAGAGAAGCAAAAGTCTTATCTGCCCACGCTTGAAAAGGAGGTTACCGGTCTTGAGAAGCAGTACGAGGACCTGCAGAAACCTGGGCTTGCTCAGATCGGCGCGGGAGGTATTGCTCGACTGGAGATGATCAAAGGAGCTCTGGATCGCAAGCGCCTTGAACTGCAATTCAGCAAAGATGTCCTGGGCCTCGATCCAAAGCAATACAGCAGCCTTCAAGAAGAGCTCAAGCGCACCAAATACGATCCCATTCAGCCTGAAGGCAGCGGAGATAAGGAAAAATCAAAAGACTTCACTCGCAAAGAAGCTGAGTTACGTCTGAAGCTTATCGAGGCACAGGAGAAAGGTGTTGGCTTTGCTGCGGCACAAGCCAAGTACAACCTTGACATGTACCTGGCGATCAAGGACAGCGAGACTCCTGAAAAGAACAGAGTCGCCAAGGCCGAAGCATACAAGAACTTTGTTCAGGCAATCGCCGGAGAGGTGAAGGGCATAGGCGATATGCAGATGGAGGAAGGTAAGCGCCTGGACGACATCAACAGATCTCTTGAGGATCGCAAGTACAAGCTTGGTCTAATCAATGAGGAGCAATACAAAGAACTGCAAATTGAGCGTGAGAAAAAGCGGCTAGAGGAGCTTTATCAGGGGCCTGCATATGAGGACAAGCGTGCGGAAGCGCTTGATCTATTCCGCCAGGAGATCGACCCAACTCCGTTCCAGGAGATGCGTCAAAACATCGCTCAGCTCAAGCAAGAGCTGACCGAGCTGCTTAACCCCGTCAATCAAATCACTGGCGCAGCTGGTGCGATCGGCCAGGCGTTCAGTACGTCCTTCATCAACGTCATCAACGGCAGCCAGACCACCCAAGAAGCACTTGCTGGGTTCTTCAAGAACATCGGCAACTACTTCCTGGACATGGCGGCCCAGATCATCGCGAAGATGATCCAGATGGCAATCCTCAACGCAGTTGTGGGGCTGCTGCCTGGCGCTGGATCGCTTGGTGGAGTTACCAGCTCTACCCCTGGAGCGGTTGGTTCACAAGGATTTTCGATCGGCGGCAACCTGAATCCCGGATCCCTGCCGCTTATACCCAAACGAGCCAAGGGCGGTCCAGTGAGTCAGGGTATGCCCTACATCGTTGGCGAGCGCGGCCCTGAGCTGTTTATGCCTCGCGTGAACGGCCAGGTCATCTCAAACAAAGAATTCCGCAAGCGTTACGGCGATGAGGCGTACCGCGAGTACGCAGAGAAAGCGAGGGCAGACAAGGAGTCGCTATACGGCGACCTGAGAGCCAGTGGCGGCATGTTTGGGCTTTTTGGCTACGGAATGATGATGAGCATCATGAAAGCCAAGGCGCGCGAGGAGGACATGCGTTACAGGGGAGCTGGTGGCCTGGGTGGCATCTTCTCTCGTATGTATATGGGCGGGCTTTATGACAACTACATGGCCAACAAGCCCCCCGTAATCTCCTATCCCGGCGAAACCTACAGGAAGTTCAGAGATTCGAAGGGGACGGACACAAACAATTTCTTCTATCAGCCCAACAAGTCATTCGCAGAATTCCAGGCGGATCCCAACAAGCAGCAGTACATCGGAGCACCTCAGCCCAGGAAGCCATCTGGAGGCCCCTTGGCTGCGGCATTCATGGGCTTCCGTGCCAACGGAGGGTCCGTAAGCGGAATGGGCTCATACGTCGTTGGTGAGCGGGGGCCAGAAATCTTTGTTCCGAACGGCAATCGCGCAGCTGCACCGATGCAGCGCTCCAGCAATACAAGCGTTGTGGTCAACGTCAACGCCACCGGTAGCAAGGCCGAGGGTGATGGCCCAGAATCGAAGCGTCTTGGTGAAGCAATTGGCGCGGCTGTCCGACAGGAGCTGATGCGTCAACAACGTCCTGGAGGCATCCTCGCGTAATGGCTACTTTCCCCAGCATTGACATCAGCTACGGCGCTCAAAAGCGCAGCAGCCCTAAGACCCGCACGGTGCAGTTCGGCGACGGCTATGAGCAACGCCTGCTCTACGGCATCCCTTCGCATATGAACCCGAAGGAGTGGACGCTGACCTGGAACAACATCACGAACGCTGAAGCCGACACGATCGAGACCTTTCTGAACGCTCGCGCCGAGGATTCGGCAAGCTTCGACTGGTCTCCTCCAGACACCACTAATACTTACAAGTGGGTATGCAGCGAGTGGACCCGCACGATCGACTTCCCGACCGTCTCAACCATCAACGCAACATTCCGCGAGGTCTTTGAGCCCTGATGGCGATTCCAACCGCTGAACTACAGAAGATCAACCCAAGCAGCATCATCGAGCTGTTTCAGCTTGAGTTGCGGGCGGCGATCCACGGCGTCGACTACACCTACTACTTCCACAACGGCACTAACTCGTTCAACAGCAACGGCAACATCATTTGGGACGGTCAGACTTATTCCGCTTTTCCAATTGAAGTTGAAGGGTTTGAGTACCAAGGTCAAGGTCCCCTGCCGCGACCCAAAATCCGCGTTGCAAACTTGCTGTCGTCAATCACCGCAATCCTTTTAGACGTCAACGAAACGACGCCTGGTAATGACCTGACAGGCGCGAAGCTGACGCGGATTCGCACCTTGCTTCGCTACATCGACGACGAGAACTTCCCTAATGACAGCGGCGGCAACCCATTTGGAACGGAGGACACCACCGCAAAGTTCCCCGACGAGATCTATTACGTGGCGCGTAAGGTCACCGAAAACCGGGATGTCGTTGAGTTCGAGCTCGCCGCCGTCTTCGACTTAGCAGGCGTCCGCGCACCAAAGCGCAGCTGTACCGCGAACCTCTGCCCCTGGATCTACAAAGGCACCGAGTGCGGCTACAGCGGCAGCAGCTACTTCGATGAAAACGATAAAAAAGTTG